AAGAAAGCTTTTACTATTAAATTATAACAATGATAGGTTTTGTAGCAATGTAACTATATCTATAGATTATGTTTTAGACATACAAACTATCAGAGATCAAGAAGCTATATATATTCCAGAAACAGATGCTTTAGTTTTATTTGGAGGTTATGATACAGGATTCACTCATCCTTTTAGTATAGAAGGCCACGCTATGAATGAGTATAGAGAACTTATAAAAGAGAAAAAAGTATCAGGTATATTTTTAGAACTTATAGATAATGAAAATAATATTAAAAGCCGTTATATATATGTAGCAAAACAATTGCTAGAGATACCTGTTAGAAAAGATCCTAATAGGCCATCTGGTGTATATTTTACAAAAGCAGCATATGATAGAGTCAATGATGTTCATATAAATCCAGAATTCTATTCATATGAAGATTCAGAAAAAGAATTAGGTTTATATAAAACAAAAGAAGAAGCTAATACTGGTGGTAATCCAGAACTTATAAATAAAAACTTATTAGCTGAGAAAGAGAAAGAATTAGTAGATGCTAAGCATAGATTAGAATCCATAGTTTCAAATAATAAAGAACGTATAAACCAATTAGAAACTGAATTAGAATTAAAGAAAAAAGAAACAGCTGCTATTAAAGAAGAATATGAAGAGAAAAAAATAAAAAGAACCGATTATTATGAAGAGAGATCATCAGTACGAAAAGATAGTAATGAAATAGTTAAATTTATACCAGCAGTTATAGCTGGTGCTGTGGCAGCATTTGCTATCATTAGTTCACGTAAAAAGGGGTAAATCTTGAATAGGCTTTTTGCTAAACTTCTCGACGCATATACGCCTAAAGCTAATCCAGATGTTATGAATGGATTAGCTTGCTTATATATGAAGAAAGCAGAAGAATATGTTAATGCTATATTTAAATCAGCGAGTAGAAGTTTTCCAGCTGGTCTTACTTACGATGGTTATGAAAGATGCACTCCATATGAAGAATTCGCTGAAATAACTAAAATTAAAAATAATAAGAGAAGCATAGATTTAGCTAAATCAGATATATATCTAGTTAAATACAAATTCAGTTATAATGGTGATCCAATACCTGATAGATTTATTTATCTTCCTTTTGTCAATGAGGCAGGTATATTTAGCTTAGGAGGCGCTATGTTTCATATAACACCCGTGTTATCTGACAAAGTTATATCTCCAGGTATAGACAATATATTTGTAAGACTATTAAGAGATAAAATAATATTTAAAAGATGTTATCATAGTCTTATAATAGACGGAATAAGAGAGACTACTCATGTAGTATGGTCACAGATATATAGAAGGCCAAGAGATAATAAGAAAGTGCCTGTAACTACTAAAGCTCTTACAACTATAGCGCATTATATATTTGCAAAATACGGGTTCTCTAAAACATTTGAAAAATATGCAGGCTTTGTGCCTATAGTAGGCGAAGAAGATATAAATGAAACTACTTATCCAAAAGACAAATGGATTATATGCGAATCATCGCAGGTTAAACCAAAGACATTCATATCTGACTTTTATACGCCGAGTAATCTTAGACTAGCTATTCCTAAACATAAATGGAACTCTATAACTAAATCTTTAGTAGTTGGTTTTTATTATATTGTAGATCATTTTCCTACAAGATTTAAACCTAATTATTTAGATAATATAGCATTGTGGAAAATACTATTAGGACATATAGTGTTTAGTGGGTTATATGGGGAAAACAGATTGCATGAGAGTATCAATGAACATTTTATTTCTTTAGACGATTATGTTGACTCTATTGTCATAGAGAAACTAAAAGAAAATAATTATCATATTAATGATTTTTATGATCTATTAGCTCTTATTATAGAAAACTTTAATGTGTTTATATTGGACAATGCTAATTCGTCTTCTATATATGGTAAAAACTTAGAAGTATTATACTATATGTTGTATGACATAACATCAGGTATATTTAGAATTAATTTTAAGCTTAGCAAACAAGCTACTAAAAGACCAATTACAAAAGAAGATATAATTAAAATATTTAATAAGAATCTTACTATTGGAGCAGTTTATTCGTTGGCTTCTGGAAAGATAATAACAGAATCAGTTTCTTATAGTGGCGATCATAAATATCCAAAAATAACATCTAAGATGACAGAACAAGAAGGATTGCCTGGAGCTTCTCGCGGTAAAAGTAAACGAGTTACTGTCGACGAAAGTAAATATATAGATGTTAGCAAAGCTGAAGCAGGATCGTTACTATTCATTTCGAAATCTAATCCAGCGCCTACATCTAGAATAAATCCTTATATACATATAGATTTAACAACTGGAACTATCTTATCGAATCCAGAATTTGATGAGATAAGAAATGAAACAACTGCTTTACTAAAAGGTAAATAATTATCATGATAATAGACTCGTTAGACAGTCTAATAAAAAGCTTAATATTCATAAATAATTATTATAAAGATGCTGACAATCAAGGCATAATAAATGAGAATAGTATAAATTCAGAAGAGCATGATAGCGAGGAAATAAAAAATCTATTAGAAGAAATTAGTTTAATCGCTAGTTATTTTATTTTATCACAAGAAGGCGTAATGGTCCCTTCTATAAAAAATAAACTAATAAAATTTAATATAACTGTCAATAAGTACGATAGCAATTCTATTTCTGATACATACATAATACACTGTTCTAAATATTCAGTACTATTTAGTTGTTAAAATAAGTTAGTAATATATACTATATTTACTAACAGTTAATAAATAGGAGCACAACGTGTTCGATACATCTATAGTACCGGTTATGACTTATGATATAAATAACCCTCCTTATGTTCCTGATATGCTTAATGTGCCACAAGACACTATAAGAGCGTTACCTATGGTGTCTGCGGCAATCATGAATGAAGCTGGTTTAAAATCATCGAGCAATCCAGCTAGAATGTATTGTTATAATGTTTTAGTTAATAATTACTGGAAAAATAATAACTTTTCAGAAATAGTGGAATTAGTTATTAAATTATTATATTTAAATCAATACAAAGGAATATATAAATATATAGAGCAAGGAGTAGCTGACGCAGTATCGCAAGTTCTTACTTTATATACATCTGAATTAATTTATAAAAACGATCAATTAAAATCTGTTTGCTCGCCAACATTAATTAATGCAGCTATGCAGAATGTTGGTATTTTCAATAATTTAAAACAGGAATTAGCTAATATGCAATACCCGCCTAATCAGTTCAACCCTAATATAAACCAGCAGCCTTATCCTAACCAAATGTACCAGCAAGATCCAAGATATCCGCAGCCTTATCAGCAAGACCAAAGATTCCCTCAGCCTTATCCTAAACAGAAGTATCATAAAGAGCAAAATAATAATCAGAATAATCCTAAAAAAATTAAGAATGATGTCAAT